AATGAAAACGGCCCGGTGAAGCGGCGGCTGGTGGATATGGGGCTGACTCCGGGCACCGAGGTCACGGTGCGCAAGGTAGCCCCTTTCGGCGACCCGGTGGAGCTCAACCTGCGGGGGTACGAGCTGTCCCTGCGCAAAGCGGACGCGGCCCAGATCCGGGTGGCAACCGGCGCGGAGGGGGAGCGGCGTGCCCAGACACGGCGGCGGCGCATCGGCATGGTGCAGCACATTCCGGACGAGGAGACCCTCCGCCGGATGGATGCCGACCACGCCCATGAGGCGGCGGAGCACGGCGGCGTGCCCGACTACGCCAGCCACGACACACGGGAGATGAAGCTGGCCCTGGTGGGCAACCCCAACTGCGGCAAGACCACCCTGTTCAACGCCCTCACCGGCTCCAACCAGTACGTGGGCAACTGGCCGGGCGTGACAGTGGAGAAGAAGGAGGGCCGGGCCCAGGTGGAAGGCAAGTCCGTCACAGTGGTGGATCTGCCCGGCATCTACTCCCTCTCCCCCTACTCCATGGAGGAGATTGTTGCCCGGGACTTCATCGTGGGGGAGCGTCCCGACGCCATCATCGACATCATCGACGCCACCAACATTGAGCGCAACCTCTATCTGACCGCCCAGCTTCTGGAGCTGGAGCGGCCTATGGTCATAGCGCTCAACTTTATGGACGAGGTGGAGAAGCACGGCGACCACATCGACGTGGCGGGGCTGTCCAAGGCCCTGGGGGTGCCGGTCATTCCCATCACTGCCCGGTCAGGGGAGAACATTCAGACTCTGCTGGAGGCGGCCCACCGGCAGATGCACGTGGGCGTCACCATTGAGCCGGATGATCTGTACGACGGCTTTACCCACCAGATCCATCACAAGGTGGGCGAGCTGATCCACGACAAGGCCTACGCCGCCCATATCCCCGCCCACTGGGCGTCTATCAAGCTCATCGAGGGGGACGCCCTGGTGGAGAAAGCCCTGGGCCTGTCTCAGAGGGAGCGGGACGAGCTGGAGGCCGTCTGCCGGGAGTATGAGGGGGCCTATGATCTGGGCGACCGGGAGACCTTGATCGCCGACGCCCGCTACCAGTTCATCCAGACCGTGGTGGCCCAGTGCGTCAGGCGGGGCCGCCCTCTGGGGGCGCCCACCCTGTCCGACCGCATTGACGCCATCGTGACCCACAAGGTTCTGGCCATCCCGGTGTTCCTGCTGATGATGCTGTGTATGTTTGCCCTCACCTTCGGGCCGGGGCAGATGCTGGCCGACGGGGTGGACGCCCTTATCGGCGGCTGGTTTGCCGGGGGCGTCCGCTCCCTCCTGGCCGCCGCGGGTACTGCACCGTGGGTGGAGGCCCTGCTGGTGGACGGCGTGATCGCCGGTGTGGGCGGCGTGCTCACCTTCCTGCCCCAGATCGCCATTCTATTTCTGTTCCTGTCCTTCCTGGAGGATTCAGGCTACATGGCCCGGGCGGCCTTCATTATGGACCGGCTGCTGCGGCGCTTCGGCCTGTCCGGCAAGGCGTTTATCCCCATGCTCATGGGCTTCGGCTGCACCGTCCCGGCAGTCATGGGAGCCCGCACCATGGAGAACGAGAAGGACCGCCGCATGACCATCATGCTGGTTCCCTTTATGTCCTGCTCCGCCCGGCTGCCGGTGTACGGCCTGCTCACCGCCGCCTTCTTCCCCCAATACGGAGGGCTGGTGGTA